ACCTTACATCTGCACCAAATGTTCCAAGTCCTACACTTGGAGCGTTAGTTCCAGATATATTATCATTAATCATCTGAGCATAATCTAATAGATATACTTCCTCACTATCATTCAATACAACTAACTCGTTTATCTGAGTTCTTTCCTGACCACCTATCTCTTGTGTTTGAACAAGTAACTTAGAAGTTGTAACCGCAGTGGTTCCAAAACCAACAACTTGAACTGGAGATGGATCTGTGGAACCAATACCAGTTGATGAGGATATAATACTGACACCAACTCCAACATTTATTTCAGTTCCAATATCTCCTTCAGCTGCAACTGTATTTTTAAATGTTTCTTGTGCAAATATTCTTAATGAATAGTTATTAAATTTAGATTTTGCTGGTACAAATCTTAAGTTTCCTGTTGTTCCTGTTATTGCAAAATCAAAATCACCAAGATCAATGGATGTTTCTACACGACCAAACTTCATCATGTAACCGATAGATCTATCATGAAGTAAGTTGACCTGAATTATTTCCTTCTCACCTGAAAATCTAGTGTCAAAAAGTAAAACATAGAATTTAACACCATCGACTTCATCGATGTCAAAAGCAAAAACATCAGAGAATGCAGTCGCACGAGGTAAGTCATTGAACTGAGAACTAACACTATCAATTGAGATTGCTCTGTTTGTTCTAGACTCAATATAATCTGTTAAAATCTTATTACCAAAGTTTATTTCATCAGAAGCAAACTGACCATTAATATTCTTAGAGTTTTCTGTAACTAAATCAAAATCATATGAGTTATGAAGAGATTCATTCTCACTTATTAAATCTGCAACAACCACAGCAACAGCAGAACTCACACCCACAGAGGCATTTCTTCGATTCTTATCATCTGTAGATGCTGTTGATACAACACTCACATCTGCAAAATTTCTAAATCCTACAACATGACCTAGACTATTAACTGGGTCTTTCCATGTATCATAATCAATTTCACTTCCCAATGAATATGAGAATGTTTGATAGTAATCATTATCTGCTAGTTTTTGTAATTCTGTATTTAATTTTCCAGTTTCTTTTCGGAAACCACTTCTAAATTCAGAATTTGAATCAATGTTAAAGACTGAATTAAACTTTGTTGTTTGTTCAATTAGTGCAATAGATTTTGAAGATGTGCCATTAATTGATTCCCCAACTTTAAAAGTATCATTTGAAAGAACTTTAAGATACTTATTATTCTCATTCCATGCAACAACAGTTCCAACTTTATCACCTGTGCTTACAATTTCACCAACACTAAACTGGTTTGTATCTACGTCAATATCAAATTGTGCGATATTTTCAAATGGTATCGCTTGTCCAGATGACTTAGTTGCACTAAATGTGCCTGGCTGTGTAACTGATGAATCTAGTTTATAAGAAACTGTAGCATTTCCTCCGCCTGGGTTTGTATTAACACCAGTAATTACAAAAGGTTCATAATCATAATCTGCTGAGTTAAATCCACTTCCAGTTGAACCAATACCAATGTTTTCAACATATAGTTTCTCACCCAAAGTAAATGGATATGTTGATGAAGTGTAACCACCTTCGAGTGTTAACGTTACAACATTTGTACCAGATGTGAAATCTAAATCTTTAACTTTGATTCCATTGTTATTGTTTGTAGCAACTATTTTTGGATTAGTATCATATAAAGAGTTTGTATTTCTTAAAATTCTAACTTCAGATACAGATGTTCCTTGTAAATCGGTTTCAGTTAGAACTTCATCTTTAGTTAAACCAGTTACACGATCAATTATCACGATATTTGGTGGTTCAAGATAATTTTTACCACCAGAACTAATTCCTATATTTTCAATTTTAGACAATCTATCTAATCTTAGTATCTGAGGTAGTTGTACAGATGGTTGAATTGTTTTATCCGCTGAATAATCAAATCCTAAGTTTTTAATTGTATAATTTCTTAATTTACCGATATTACTACTATTCAATCTAACTACACCACCGACTCCAAGAGTAGAACCGATTGATGTGACAACAGGAATATTTTGATAGTTTCTACCTTTTGATATTATTCTAATTCTGTTTATAGATCCTATGGCACTAGTTGATGATGTATTATATTTTAAAGTTGTAGCCTCCTCTTTTGTATATCCATCCTTTTCTGGTTGAGATGGTAACACAAATGAGAATGTAGTGCTTCCTATTCCTGTAATTACATAATCACCATTGTAAACACTATCTGAAATTTTTAAACTTGAATGATTAATTACATCAGTGTCAATAATAGGATTTCTCTTAAGTGGAGCATTGATATTTAAATTTACAGGTGTTAGTTTATAAAATAAATCTTCTGGGGTGTTTTGTGTGACTGATAAATCAACTCTTGCAGTTGTTGTAACTCCCACAGTTCCAACACCTATGACTTGGAATCCATCATCCTCATCATTGTTAAAATATGGATTTGTAAAGTTTGTATCTCTGAATAATTCAAAATCAAAGACCTGTGTTCTCTTTCCAGATATAACTTGAGTTAGAGATGTATCAGATACAGCGAATCCAACTTTGTATCCACGAGTCAATGATAATGGTGGATTGATAAGAGCAATTTTGTGTCCAGACCCAGTTGATGTAAGTGATATACACTCAGGTATTAACTTTTTAGATTTAAAAGCAGTCTGAGATAATTTAATTGTATTTTTATCAATTCTAACAACAAAGTATGTAAAATCATTAAATAATGGACTCGCTGGACTTGTTGATTTGTAAATTATTTTATCACCAGTTTTATATCCATGATTAGGAAGTGTAATTTGATCTTTGTTTATGTCTACGGCAGCTGCACCAAAACTAATAGGATTAACAAATGTTCTGCGAGTTGTATCATCAAACTGAATATCAAAAGAGGTTGTGATGCCTGGTATTACAGACACTGAGATACGATCATTTGCAACTAAATTGTGTGCTTCCTTACAAACAACAGTTCCGACTACCTTTTCTGCAAAACCAGTAATCTCAGGTTTTGTTGGTGTAAGACTATGAGATTCTCCACTTCCAAATCCATCAAAGAATAATTGATAAGCTGTTGAACCAATACCAGTGATTGAACCAGTTGAACCAATACCCAATGGATTTGTAGATATACCAAGTAAATCTCTACCAAGATTAATCGCAAATACTGGAGAGTTATTGGTCAATCTAAAGTTTGGTACTGCATTGATTCCATTAGAAACTAAAAGAGGAGTTCCATCATCACTTGAATATATAAGTTTTTCACCAGTGGCAAATCCATGATCTTGTAAAAATATACTTTGAGTTGGAATAAATCTCTCTGTAGAACCACCACCTATGACTCGATATGAGTAACTAATTGTCGATCCAATTCCAACGCCAGATGCTGTTCCTATCGCAACACTCTCTGTAGGATTGAAGAAATAAGGAATATTAACTCTAGTTTGAATATCAGTATTAATACCTAAATTGAATGTAATATTACGATTTAAGGATGTAATTAAAGATGTACTTGTATGTGCAATACCAGTCAAAGATGGAGGATATCCGATTCTGCCATCAAATTGTCTCTTGACCCTGACCTTATCATTAACATCATCAACATTAAGAACTAAAAATCTCTCTGTATTAATACCTAAAACATCATTTGGTGTAATTGCATTTCTGGATAAATCACCAGTCACAGATAAATCTGTAATCATACCAGTTGAACCAGTTGTTCCAATGCCTGTGTTTAGAATTAGGAATGATGTATTAAATCCGATTTGATGTCTACCATCCAATCTTCTTAAAGAATCTGTGGAAAGTCCAGAAATAGTAACTACATCACCAACAACTAAATCATGAGGTTGGGATGAAAGTCCAGTTACTTGACCATTCTGATTGTTATAAGTAAATACTATATTTTCAATTTTAACTACAGTCGAAGCAATGGATACAATTTCTTTACCTTCAACTCTTGATATTTCACCAGAGAATCCATTTCCTTTTCCTAAATTTTTAATTCTAAGGTCATCTTTAACTTGATAACCAGATCCAGAGCTCAACAATTCATATTGATCAATTCTACCAGCAGATGCATAGTTAACTTCAACTTCTTGTTCAACTTTTTTACGACTATCATGCATGCCTTCATAATCTGCACCAGAACCCTCAAGTTTATATGGATTTGTATTTCTTCTTAAATTTAAAGTGTTTAAGTCTAAATCTTGATTATTTGTTTCTACAAAATTAAACTCATCAGGTCGTGCAGCATAGTTTGCACCAATTAAATATGGAAATACTGGCGAACGGAAGTTTTTAAATGTACCACTCGTTTCATTTTCATTTGGGTTGATTGTCGCAAAATAAGCAAAAGTTCCATTTGGATAATCTGGAGTAATGCAATATCTTCCGTTATTTTCATCTAAATCACCATTTCCAAGAAACTCATAGTCTTCAATAAAGAAACCAAGTGGGAATGTAGATATTGGAGGCCCATTTTCTCTTGTTGTTTTGAGAGAATATCCAGATCTCATGAGTCTTACAATACCACCATCTTTGCGGTCATATCCATAAGGGCCATATATTGGATTACCGTCATATGCCCAACCAATAATCGGTGAGTGGTTGAGAGAAACTTGTTCTGCGTTGTTTAAAAGATTTAAATCATTTGATGTGTAATCAATGGTTCCATCACTATTTTTTGACTTTAATATTTTTCTAAGACCTCTTGGTGCATAATATGTTGTAAATTTAATTCCCTCATCGTTATCACCTCTTGTTAAGAAACCATCATCTCCGTAGAATATATCTTCATATCTTTTGACATTATTAACTGCCCAAGATCTAATCTTTGGTAAAAATACAGCGCCTGTGCCAGGAATAACTTCTTGAACTCCAACACTTGCAGTTGAATATCCAACACCACCATTATCAACAGTAACTTGATCAACTCTTCCATTACTAATCGATGATATTATTTTTGCACCAACACCATCACCTAAAATTGTTAAGTCAGGAGCAGATGTGTATTCTGCACCAGAACGAGTTATAATTACAGATTGTATTTTTCCATTTGTAACAATAGCTTTATATTCTGAAGATGAACCAGAGGATACTCTTACTTGTGGTGGAATACTAAAGTTAAATGTAGAATCATTTCCATATCCAAGACCAGCGTTCTCAACGTTAATAGATGTGATTGAACCTCTTACAATTGGATTTACTCTTGCATGATAGTTTTCTGGTTCTTCTGTGTTGATTCCAATAGTTCCTTTGACACTAACAGTAATTGGAGGATAATTAAACACATGTTCTCCAGAACCAACTGATGTTAATCCAACAAACTGTTTTGACTGATAGTTTGCATCAGACAATGTTGTTCCGATACCAGCAGATGCAAGTCTAAAACGACTATCACTAATTTTTAAAACATAGTAATCTTGGTCGGT